CAATCTAATCTAGATAGTTTACAAGATAATTACGTTCAATTTTAATTTAACTGAAAGGAAATAAAATGAACTATATAGTAAATGACTTCAATCATGAAGTAAGAACTCATAAAGATTTTAGAGATGTTAGTTTTTATGAAGATAATTCCAAAATAACTAAAGTTGATCTTCAGGCTTTAATTCCTGTTCCAAACGCTGATCCTAATCATGGAACTATATTACATCCTGATGATCTAAAAGGTTATTTTGGTTTGTACAATTCTAGTCTAGATAAGTTATTAAATACACGCCCTGTATCTAATACTTATCAGCTTGTACCTCATCATGAATTGTTTAATGAACAAGCAAAAATACTTGGTCAATCTGATTTACCTTTAGAAAATATAACCGTAAAAGATCAGCTTTATAAAGATGGATTACAAGCTCATAGAACTATATTTTTTCATGATTTAGAGACTACCGTATCCAATAATAAAGATAAGGTTTTAAGTAGAATAGATATCTTTAACAGTTGTGATATGTCTTGGAGTTTTCAAGTTTTCTCAGGTGCGTACCGTGATCTATGTAGAAATACTTTAGTCTTTGGTGGACAAAAAGCGTATCATCAACAAGCAAAGCATACTAGAAATTTATCGACTACGGCTTTAATGACTAAGGCAAGTATTGGTTTGGAATTTTGGAATAACCAAAAAGAAACTATGTTAAATTGGCGTGAAAAAGAAATGTCTTTAATAGAGTTTGGCAATATTCTTAAACAGACTATTTGTAAAAAGAAAAGTAAATCTGCTGAACTTAATTTAACTAATCCAATTAATGAAACAAAATTAAATTATTTATTGGATAGGTTCGAAAAAGAAACACCTGATTTAGGTAATACTATGTGGGCAGGATATAATGCTTTAACACATTGGGCTACCCATACTGACGAAACTATCGAAAAAGAAATCGATAATAAGTTAGTTAAAATTAGATCAGGCAAAAGTACTGCTGACGTTCCAAGCGTTCAAAGAACTCGCAATGATGAAGTAAGGCAAGTTATTGAATGGGCAGGTTGGAAAGAGTTAGAGTTAGCTTAATGAATGATGGCTTAGAACTCGCTTATGTCATTTACAGAACAGTTGTGGTTATACTGTTCTGTTTAATTATTTACGCAATTATTCAATGGTAAATGAAAGGAAATCTTATGAAAGATAACCATATAGACAAAACCAAACTACACGTTTGTGTTATTTGTGCAGAAACAATTAAACCAAAATTACTTGGTTTGGATAATGACGGCAATAAACATTATTGGTATGATGGCAATAATGCTGAACCTGTTGCTGATGGTAAATGTTGTGATAATTGTAACGCCACGGTTGTAATTCCACAAAGGTTTACTGATTTACAAATGTCAATTATTGAAAGGAAAATGATATGAAAACATTGACAGATATTGAGACACAAATAGACGCACTAAAAGAAGTGTCTAGTAACGCATTACTTAAACACGGCTTTAGTAGGTCAAGACAACGTATATTTGACTTATCCAAATCACTTGACAAGACATGGCAAGATTACAAGGCAATTAGTGGAATGGGTTATTACAAAGAACTTACACTATTTGTAATTACTCGTTCAGCTTTGGGTTTACGTTACAAATCAATTGTTAAACGTTCAGGTTTAAAACCTTTAGTTGTTCATGATTGTTTAACTGATTTATTAAATGAAAAGTTAATCTATAAAAAAGTAATTGATATGAAACTTATTTATCGTGCAAAAAAATAACTTGCATTAAATAAAAAAATAAATTTATAATTAGGCTAGGTTAGAAATTAATCTAGCCTTTTTACGTTATGAAAGGATTTCTTAAAATGGAAACAAAAACGTATTTAATTAAAACTAAGTTTGATTATTCAACAAAAGAACTTGTTAATGTTGATGGCAATAATTTAACTATTGAATTTAAAATTATGGATAAGTATACCATGATTGAAATAATAGGTAGATTAAAAGACCGTACTGTTGAAGAATTTAAGCATCAAATAATTTGTAATAAAAATCAAAATATTCAGGTGTTAACAAATCGTAATGATCAGGTTGAAAAAGAAAACGAACCTATTAATGAAAATGTTGATCGTGTACATTTTGATCAGGTATTTAAAAACGATTATCAATTAGGTTTGCACGGTCAACTTGATCTAGAAGATTTAATATCTGAAAAGGGGGGTCAATAATGGGATACTTTTTAAAAGAACTACTAGATTTATTCAAATGGATTTGTTGTGGATTTACTCTTGCTTATTGCTTGGCATCTTATCACGGTTTGGATACAAGCTTTTCTAGTTTGTGGGGTTAATCATGGCTTATTATTTTAGTTGTAAAGAATGTAATACTACTAGTTTATTTGATAACGGTTCTATTACTAATCTAGACCCAAACAAGCAGTATCATCTTATTAAAGGCGTTTCAGGTGGTGCAATTAATACTAATGAAAATGAAAGTGTTATCTGTAAATCTTGCATTTCTAAAAAGGTAAGGTTAAAAGGTAACTATATTATAATATGAAAGGAAATATAATGAACTATCCATCAAGTATAAATAGCAATGTAAGAATGAATAAAACTATGTTTAGCTCAAATCTTACTCTTGAAGATATACCCCATAGAGATCATAAGCTTAGAAATATTGCAAAAGTTGAAAATTGCAAAAGCACTAGATCAGGCAAAGCAATAGCAAATCAATTTATTATTACTTTACAAAATGGAATAAAGATATTTCAATCTTATGATACTATTATTGCAATCAAAGCAAATGGTGAAACTTATCTTGATTATGAATGTTGGAACTATTCAAATACTACCTCAAGATATCGTAAAGAGTTTCTTGGCGAGGATACTAGAACAACAAAAAATAAAATAGATCAGGGTAAATATATACTTGAATATTTAAATCAAAAGCTTTATTAATAACTTTCCTCCATGTTAAAGCACTCTAGATTAGTTTCTAGGGTGCTTTTTCTTTTAAACCTCTGATATATCCTTAAATGATTGTTTCTTTTATGTATTCGCCTTAAATGGTGTTTGGCGTATTGCTCGCAATAGTGACAATGAAAGGTAAACATCAAGGGTTAGTTATACAGTTAACCTTTGACAAATTGCATTACATGGCGTGCGTGCGTGTTATTATTGGCTTTGTTATTGGTGGGTTGTCTTGTTGGGTGTTGTTTTTGCCTGTGGTTTATTGTCAATGATATGAAATTGACAAGTCAAAATTGGCAGAAATACTTATCGTGCGTACGCACGCAAGAGCCACTGGGGGTCACTGGCATATTGCATCCTTTATCGCCATATTTTTACTAGAATGAGTTAGTTGTACAGGTAACGGTGCATCCCTTTGGGATAGCGTGGGGGGATATAGTGTATTTCCCCGGAGGTTCTACTCCGATTGTACTGACTGATTCCTGATCTGTCAATAAAATAATTATTTTTCTTGACGTATTCGTGCAAAGTTCTTATTATAAAGGTAACAAAGTGTCATTTAAAGCACATACAACCAACAATTACCTGAAAAACAAGTGTAATAGGCTTTATTTGTTTGATTCTTTGTCAATTTAACGAAAGAAAGTAATGTTTCAAGCATTTGTACTCATATGCCTTGTAGGTATGCCTACTGAAAACAGATATTGTGAAGAACTAGCCGATACAAGAGGACCATACATGCTGCACGAAAAGTGTCTTGCACGAGTATATGAGATAAAAGAGGAATTGCACCTCTACAAACCTAACATGCAAGCACGAGCATACCGTTGTGATGAATTTACTCCCCAAACAGAAAAGCAAAGCACGTGAAATAAGTCCTCAACAGGAGCAATTTCTAGAAGTACTCTTTGAAAATGGTGGAAACGTAACTGATGCAGCCCTCAAAGCAGGATATGCAAAGGGATCAGTGACGTGGCTACGCACATCTTTAGCAGATGAGATCATAAACCGTACAAAGAACATACTATCTATGAACGCATTTAAGGCAGCTACACGTGTAGTGTCCACTATAGATAACCCAATACCTGAAAGAGGGGATGACCTACGCTTCAGGGCGGCAGAATCGCTGTTAAACAGGGTAGGACTGGGTAAACAGGAAACAACCAACGTAAATGTACAGGCAGTACACGGTATTGTACTACTTCCACCGAAAAAAGGGGTGAC